GTGAATACTATCGTCCGTATGGCGTTGATAAACCAAAATCATCCTCACCAACTGTAACGGTATCTGCGGATACTAAACCAGTTGCTGAAGTTGTTGCTACGGCACCGACACCTGTTAAAGAAGAGGTCGTAGAAACTGCTACTAACGATACTGATAAAAATAGTGCAGAAGATATTCTTGCTATGATTCGAAGTCGTAAGAATGCATCTGAATAGTAGTACTTGGGAGGGGGCAACCCCTCCCAATCATTCACAAGGAGGACATAAATGGTAAAACCCTATGATTTTTCTAAGTTAAGAAAAAGTTTAACAAAAAACATTGACGGCCTAAGTTTAGGCTTCAATGATCCTAAAGACTGGATTGGCACTGGCAGTTATGCATTAAATTATCTTATTAGTGGAGACTATTATAAAGGTGTTCCGCTTGGTAAGGTAACAATGTTTGCCGGAGAATCTGGTTCAGGTAAAAGTTTAGTTGTAAGTGGTAATCTAGTTCGCAATGCACAGGAGTTAGGTTGCTTTGTTGTTATGATGGATAGTGAGAATGCTTTGGATACTGATTGGTTAGAAGCACTCGGTGTAGATACAAGTGAAGATAAACTTCTAAAAATTAATGTATCTATGATTGATAGTGTTGCTAAAACATTATCAGAATTCCTCAAAGGCTATCGTGATGAAAATCAGGGCAATGATTATGAAGATTGCCCAAAAGTAGTAATTGTTATTGATAGTTTAGGAATGTTGTTATCACCAACAGATATTAAACAGTTTGAAGCAGGTGATTTAAAAGGTGATTTAGGACGCAAACCTAAAGCACTTACAGCATTAATTCGTAATACAGTTAATAATATTGCTCCATATCCAATTGGGTTTATAGTTACAAACCACACATATGCTTCGCAGGATATGTTTAACCCAGATGATAAGATATCAGGCGGGCAAGGGTTTGTATATGCAAGTTCAATTGTTGTTGCTATGCGGAAATTAAAACTTAAGGTGGATGCAGATGGTAATAAGGTTTCTGAGGTTTTAGGAATCAGAGCGGCCTGTAAAGTAATGAAAAGTCGCTTTTCAAAACCATTTGAATCAGTACAAGTTGAGATTCCATATGATTCAGGAATGAGTCCTTACAGTGGATTAGTTGATATGTTTGAAAAATCTGGTGTCCTTGTTAAGCAAGGCAATAGATTAAGATATGTTGACAAAGCCGGTAAAGAACATATGTATTTTAGGAAAGGATGGAATGCAGAAACATTGCCTGTTATTTTAAAAGAACAAGGTGATGGTGTAGTACTTGAAACAGTAATGGAAGACTCGATATTAGAAGATATTGAAGAGGATTAGGTAAATATCCGTTATTGTAATGAACATGGAGGTAATTGATGGATATTAATCCTGATGTAATAGTAGAGATGTGGAGTGTGCTAAAACCATATATCCCTCAAAAAGAAAGAGCAGATGCCGCATATAGTATTATAGATTTCTATGATACAAATGGCGATATTGAAGAAATGAGAGATTGTGATACTTTAGATTCGCATCTTGCCAAGGCATTAAGTGACTATTTAGAAGAAGACGAAGAAAACGAAGAGGAAGATGAATATTAATGGCCAGTTGGTATCAACAGGTAGTTGAAAATATAGCTGCCCTTCCTGATTGTATAGATTATTATGAAGGGCAGTTAGCTATAGCACGTAATGAAATTAAATTTACTGGAAGTATTGAAAAAGCCGCAAGTGCTATTCCAGCAATTGTACAATTACGTTTTTCTGAATTGCAAGAAATTGAAGCAATTCTTGAACATTTAAATATACATTTAAGAAAGTTGCGAGCACAGACTTTTCGAATGTATTTAGAAAAGTATAATAGGCAATTAAGTTCACGCGATGCATCAGCATATGTTGATGGTGAACAAGTAATTGTAGATCAAACAGAACTTATTAACGAGTTTGGCTTATTACGAAATCAGTTTCTCGGAGTGTTAAAAGCACTCGAAGCAAAACAATTTCAAATTAATAATATTGTTAAGTTGCGAGTTGCTGGACTTGAAGACTCCGAAATCAATATGTTTTACGGTAATCCGAATAAGTAATAGAAATGAATAATTGTTCTTGACAGAAGGATTATTTATAGTGTATAATAATTAGATTAATATATTGTAAAGGAGAATTGTAATGAGTATTAATTTACGCAAAGCCGCAACTTTACAGGAGCAAATTCGCCAAGCTATTAGCGACATAAATTTGGATACTGAGTTGTCAAATGAATTACCAGAACGGTTGATTCGGGTAGAAGAATTAGAGTCAGTGTTGTACAGTTTGCGAGATAAAGTAGGCAAAGCAAATGTTGAAACGGGTGTTAGTACTTTGTTAACAAAACGAGTACAGCTTAATACACTTATTGGAAGATATGAAAAACTAGTTCGTAATGGTTATGAAGAATATAAATCTAAGTTGTCAGACTTTCGTCGAGAAAGAGTAGTTATAAGTGAAAATATTCTTGAATTAAATGTTAGTTCTACTGTTGCTATTACAAATACAGATTTAGACATACTTACCAATGAGAATATATTATAAATTTATAAATATATGTGGTAGGGTATTGTAAAGAGATCGATAGAATAATAAAAAAACATGCTTGCTAAAATTGTATAGGATTAGAAAATTAGGTTAGAGAAGAAATACTCAACCATTTGATGAAAGGACGCTTTGGCGTCCTTTCTTTTTATCATTGACAATTATAGGTTTTTTGTTATTATAGTTGTATGGATAAAAATAAATCAGAAAAGCTAGTTCAAGAGTGTGTTGACGCCATAGGTGGCGTTGCTATGAGAAATAATATAAATATTGTTGATGAGGATTTTGTTAAAGACATAGCACTTTCGTCAAAATTTTTGAACGCAGCTTTTGAAAGGCAATTAGGCCGAAAAAATACTTTGCATGAGCATATGTCTAAAATAACAAATTCCATATTAAAGTAATTTAATAGGAGTTGGTTGTGAGATATAAGCTGTATCTTGACGATATAAGATGTCCTGCACATGTTGGATCTGGTTTTAAGAATACAACAGGTTGGTTAATGGCTCGTACATATGACGAAGCAGTAAGTATAGTTAAACATCATGGATGTCCTGTTTACATTAGTTTTGATCACGACTTAGGCGATGAGAATGCTAAAACTGGGTATGATTTTGCTAAATGGCTTGTAGACCAAGATCTTGATTATAATATTATACCTGCTGAGTTTGAATTCAATGTGCATAGTGCGAATCCAGTAGGAACTGCAAATATCATAAATCTACTGGACTCCTACTTAAAAACCAGGTAAAAATCAGGGTATTTATATATAAGAGTTTCCTTATATAAGGAATTGCTAATATATACCAGTTAAGATTGACAGATCCCCAACCCATGCTATAATGTATACATAATGATAGAAGTTCTACTATTTCTAATCTTGCTCGTTTTGGTAGTTAAATGGCTACCAGGATTGGCGAGCTTTTTGGTTAATGCTATCTTAGCAATTTGTATCATTATTGGTGCTATCGTTTTATGGGTAGCAATATTTTAATTTCAACATAGGTAACAATATGTCCGCTCAAGTGTTAGTAAAGGTTACTGGCTCGTATCGTAACGAACCTGTACAAGATATGGTTTTTCCATTGCTTAAAGATTTTACTGTAGGCAAGAAGGGAAACTCAATTACGGTAGACTGTTCAGAGTTCTCTGGACACCCGTGGAACAAATCAAGCAACGGTAAGGCACAGATTAAGATTGCTGATAAGTCAGCATACGAATTTGTCACTGGCGATACGCCAGTTGGTCCAGCAGACCCAGCAAAACGTGCCAAGCCAGTTGAAACAGATGAAGAAGCGATTACACGAATTCGTGAGCGTTTCGATATTCTCGAGGAAATGACAGAAGCCACCATGGAAGGAACGGTACGCGGTATGATAGTATCAGGCCCTCCAGGTGTTGGCAAATCGTTTGGTGTGGAACACACCCTTGAACGAAGTCATACTTTTAATAAACTCGCAGGTAAGTCGCCCAAGTACATGGTTGTCAAGGGTGCGATGACTGCCTTGGGTTTGTATTGCTTACTTTATAATTGGAGCGACAAGGGACGAGTGCTGGTACTGGATGATTGCGATACAATCCTCTGGGACGAACTAGCACTAAACATCCTCAAGGGTGCTCTCGACTCAGGTAAGCATCGCAGGATTTTTTGGAACGCAGATTCTTCAAAACTGCGGCAAGAGGGAATTCCGGATCACTTTGAATTTAACGGTTCGATTATCTTTATTTCAAACTTGAAGTTTGACGCACTGACGAAGGGAAACCGGATTGGCAAGATCAAGGATCACTTGGAAGCCATTATCTCCCGTTGTCATTATTTGGATCTGACACTGGATACAATGCGCGATAGGATGATGCGTATTAAGCAGATTGTTGGAGACGGTATGCTTGATGAGCACAACCTTAAAGATGGAGACGATCAGATGATCTTTAATTACATTGATGAGAACAAGGATAAACTACGCTAAGTGTCGCTTCGAATGGTTCTCATGGTTGCTGACTTGTATAATATGGCCCATAAAGATGAGAAATGGAAACGACTGGTTGAAACAACT